TGTAGATATAAGTCGGTGCCGCCCACCTGAAACATCTCAGATATGCTGCGATCGTGAAATTTGTAATCGTTGCCTTTCTCGGGCGAATAGAGGGATAAACGTGGCATAGTACAATATTTAGCGATAAATAACATGGGAGATACAAATGTCAGACAATCCACAACAAGTTAAACAACAAGTTTTTGATTATTGTCGCGCCATGTTGGGCGACGGTATGATTGACGTTGAGCTTGACCCTATACATTATGAAACAGCATTGGATCGTGCTCTAACTAGATTCCGTCAACGCAGCCCAAATGCTGTGGAAGAAAGCTACAGTTTTTTAACCCTTGAAAAGGACAAAAATGATTACATTTTGCCTAAAGAAATTATTAACGTGCAGTCTGTTTTTAGAAGAACATTGGGATCAAGAACTGGCGGCGGAACTGGAACAAACTTTGAGCCTTTCAATCTTGCGTATACTAACACGTACCTTTTAAACAGTACAATGATGGGCGGCATTGCTACGTATTTTATGTTTGCAAGCTATCAAGAAATGATAGGTAAAATGTTTGGGGCATATATCGAGTTCCAGTGGATTCCGTCAAGTCGTACTATTAGAATACTACAGCGTCCGTTTAGTGAAGGTGAAGTAATTGGAATGCGTACTCAGAATTTTAGGCCAGATTATCTTATCATAGAAGATATATATGCTAAACAATGGATACGTGATTATACGCTAGCCAACTGTAAAATGATGTTAGGTGAAGCACGCTCTAAGTTTGCATCAATTGCAGGACCACAGGGCGGCGGAGCATTAAACGGCAATGATTTAAAGTCGGCAGGCAAAGAAGAACTAGCTGCCTTAGATAAAGAATTAGAAACATTAGTTAGTGGCGGCACTGGCTATACATTTGTCATTGGTTAACTATGAAAGTACATGAAATTATATCTGAATCTGCTGCATGGCGCCGCAAAGAAGGCAAGAGTAAAGCTGGCGGACTTAATGCCAAGGGTGTAGCTAGTTATCGTAGAGAAAACCCAGGTAGTAAATTGCAGACAGCGGTTACTACTAAACCTAGTAAATTAAAAGCAGGCAGCAAGGATGCTAAACGTCGTAAATCATTCTGTGCAAGAATGGGTGGAGTTGATGGTCCGATGAAAAAGCCCAATGGTGATCCTACTCGCAAAGCACTGGCCCTTAAAAAATGGAATTGTTAAAATGAAAGTACATGAAATTATCACTGAAGCTAAGGGTATGAAGAACATTGACAACACCCATAAGGCTGCTATGAAAAATGCAATGACATTTCCATCAATGAATATGAGTACTGGTAGTGCATACTTAGGATGGCGCATGGGCATTGCAATGGCAGGAGCCCCTGACTATCCTACAAAGATGAACGCCGACAATTGGATTGGAGGCGATCCGTTATTATCAACTTATACTAAAGAAGAAATGGACATTGTTAATGCTGCCGCAAAGGCAGTTGGTGCCGGATCTGCTCAAAATTGGAGCGGAGATCGTAGCAAAGAAATTGCCGGGACAAACACAACCAGCACTGTTGCTAAACGTAAAACGAACAAATACGGCATATAAATCTCTTGACCTTGTAATAAAAGTGTTATATACTAGCACAACTTTACGAGGTTTCTTATGATCATAGGCGTGTGTGGTTTTATCGGTTCGGGCAAAGATACAGTCGCTGACTACCTTACAAATTTCCATGGATTTCGAAGAGAAAGTTTTGCCAACAGCCTCAAAGATGCAGTAGCACATGTGTTTGGGTGGGACAGAACTATGTTAGAAGGGCGCACTAAACAAGCCCGTGAATGGCGTGAGCAAGCGGATCCTTGGTGGAGTAATCGATTAGGATATTCCATAACTCCTCGTTGGGTATTACAATACTGGGGTACAGAAGTATGTCGAAAAGCATTCCATGACGATATCTGGATAGCATCCTTAGAGAATAAACTCAGAAACTCAACAGACGACATTGTTATTAGCGATTGCCGTTTTCCTAATGAAATCAAGTCAATCAAAGATGCTGGCGGTATTGTAGTACGTGTTCAGCGTGGCCCTGAACCTGAATGGTACGATGCCGCAGTTAGTGTGAATAAGGGAGATCGTGGCAATATGAATTGGGCATTAAGTAGAGCTAAAATGGAAGATTTAAAAATTCATGCCAGTGAAACAGCGTGGGTCGGAACTAAATTTGATGTTGTGTTAGACAACAATAGCACTATAGATGAGTTGTTTGCTCAGGTTAAAGATCTGGTACAAGATCGCCTTGCTTCCAACGAATTCCTTCCTTGTGCAAGACTCGCGCACAATTAGCACAAATAGTTTTTAGATTTGTAGGTCGACTATTATTAAGATTGCCATCAACGTGAAATACGTTGAACTGTTCTGAAAACTTTGATTTAAATCCGCATTTATCACACACGGATCTCATGCGGTATCCGTCCCTATACCACTTAGGCTCTCCACTGCGAATTCCGCCGTGGTGCAGACATGCCTCGCATCGCTTGCGATAATAGGTACGTCCGTTCTTAACATAATTGATAGCAGCGGGTCTTAAACCGCAAATACATAGTGGTCTTGCCATAAACATATTTATACCGGACCTTTTTACCCCCTTTTCTGTATGGTATTAGCAGCTATTTTTAACCAAATACTATAAATACATGTAGAACAAAAACCTTAGGAGATTCCAAGATGGCATTAAGTTCACCAGGCGTACAAGTCAGCGTAATTGACGAATCATTTTATACACCAGCAGAACCTGGCACAGTCCCTTTGATTGTGGTAGCAACCGCTGAGAACAAACAAAACGGCGGAGGCACCGGCATCGCCCCGGGTACATTAATGGCCAACGACGGAACTGTTTATTTGTTAACAAGTCAGAAGGATTTAGCGGATACATTTGGAGACCCAGTTTTCAAGACTGACTCTAACAACAACCCTATCCATGCTGGCGAACAAAACGAATATGGCCTACAAGCTGCTTACAGCTTATTGGGTGTTAGTAATCGTGCATTTGTGGTTAGAGCAAATGTTGATCTTGATCAACTGAATGCCAGCGCAGACGCACCGTCAGCAAACCCAGAAAACGGTACATATTGGTTAGATACACAAAATACAGCATTTGGTATTTTTGAATGGAACGCAGCCCCAGCAACAGCAGGCGGCCAAATGTTTACTAATAAAACGCCAATTGTTATTACTGATATTAATAAAATTACCGGTGGCGAGCCAAAAGCATCAGTTGGAGCAATTGGTGATTATGCGATCGATGCAACTGGAGTACCAGTTGAACTGTTTGTTAAAACATCTATAGGAGTATGGGAAAAAGTTGGCAGTGATGCCTGGCAGACTAGCATCCCAACAGTAGTTGGAGACACACCAGGTACAATTATTACTTCTACTACATTTAGCATTAACGGCAACACTTGCACTATTAGTGGCACCTCTGCCGCAGACGTTGCATCAGCAATTGCAGGTATTACTGGTGTTACTGCGGCTGTGGTAAGTGGCAAAGTTAACATTTACTCAACAGGTGCAGATGTAGTTGTTGCAGTGGCCAGTTCAGGCACTCCTGCGGTATTAAGCGTATTGGGACTAACTGCTGGAACATACCGTGCACCAGCATTAGCTATTGCCAAGCATACAGAAGTTCCTCAGTGGAAGTCAGCCGCAGCTACATCAAGACCAACAGGTTCTGTGTGGGTTAAAACAACCGAGCCAAACAATGGCGCACGTTGGAGAGTTAAGCGTTTTAATGCAGGCACTGCACTATGGGAAGCAGCAGAAGCTCCTATTTATGAAACAGCAGCCGCAGCATTAAATGCCTTAGACAGCACAGGTGGTGGCTTAAATCTAGCAGTTGGAACATTGTTTACCAAGTCTAATGCAACTGAAGCTACGCAAAAAGAAGCAGATTTTACAGTATATCGTCGTAAAGCAAGTGGTGCAACTACAATTACATCTTCTGCAATTACTGCAAGTACATTTACTGCTGCGTCACACGCATTTAAAATTCGAGAAAGTTTAGTTGGATCTGCTACATT